GGATAGGCGTTAAATAACGATCCTTTTTGATATCAACGTAATCAATAACTTATACGGGTAAGCGGGGGTAAATATGAAACCGAGTTATGAAGAACTTGAAGCCAGATGCGCGGCGCTGGCTGCGGAGAATGCGGGACTGAAGGCTGCACACCCTCAGCCATTCGGACCTGAGATGATGAAGGCTTTGGATGCGTACGAGAAGCATCAGGATGACGTTCCGGAGACGGGAATGCTCGATGCATTCTTTATCTTACGTGACAGCATCCGCGTTAATACCCCAGCCACCGACGCTTTCCTGGCTGAAGTGCGGGCTAGTGCTATTCCTGAAGGTTACGTGCTTGTTCCGCAGGAAATGCACCTGTCATCAGAAGCTATGAAGGGGATTTGCTTCCACTGCGGCGATGGTGGTTTTGCCTTCGGTGAATTTACAGACGGATTGTTGTTTGTTGGAGCCATTGACGATAGCGATGGGCAGAAAATTCACAGGCTCCACATCGCCACTGCTGATCATCAAGAAGAGGGTTGTGCAACCGTATGCGCTTTCCTTCCCATGCCAACTGAAGGAACCGCCCAATGAGCAACATCGACAAACAGGCGCTGCGTGAAGCGGCTGAGAAGGCGACGCCGGGTGAGTGGAAGCGAATGATGCGCAACTCGGATGAGCTTATGACTACATTCCACGGGATTGCTATTGGTAATGTATTTGTAGAATTAACAACCGGGAAAAGAGACATTTTTGATGCTGAGTTCATCGCTGCATCCAACCCTGCCACCATGCTGGCGCTGCTGGATGAGCTGGAAGCCAAAGACAGGCGGATTGCTGAGCTGGAGTTGAAACTAGAAGCCGCAGACAAATTGCAGGATAGCGCGTTTCGTCATGGTCTCCAGCATGGCTTTAGTTACGGGCAAACGGATAATCAGGCGGGGTTCGAGCAAGCCATCCAGGCGTATGGTCAGCAGTGGAAAGGAGAGTGAGTATGAAATACGAAATCCCGGAATCAGAAGATATTGAATGGCAGCAGGCTATGCTGCGTGAAATAGACAGCTCCCTTGACGTCTTGCGTGATGAGCATGAGCACGCAGTGGTGGTGGAAGAAATCATCAATGATATCACCGCGAGAATAGCATCACTCCGCGCGTACTCTGGATACTGAGGACTAACCCATGAGCACTATTACCAGAGAACAGGCCAAAGACCTCCGCAACGCATTCCAGTGCTGGCAGCAGGACTATGACCCGGAAGAAGACAAAGAGCAGTACGATATGTTTGGGCTGGGAGTGGTGGCTATGGATGCACTGCTGGCATCGCTCGAGGCGGAGCCGCGCGGATACATAGATGCTGGGACTCCGGATGATGGAATCAACATTCTCACTGAGAACAAACTTCTTAAAACTGATATTGCGCTATACACCGCCCCGCCAGCGCCGGTATCTGTGCCTGATGAGTTAGCCGGAAAGAGCTTTAACTATATTGCCAATAAATTCCAGGTCTCCATATCAGAGGCGCAATGGATTCTTGTTGGATGGAACGCCTATCGCGCCGCCATGCTTCAGGCCGAACCTGTAAGTAATAGTGATGAGTTACCGCTGGACTATCTGCAAGGACACAAAGACGGCCTGGAGTGGGCTGCACAATTGGCAGAAGCCAATCATCCGCAAACAGGTGACTGGTTGTACGATGACCCAATCGATCTTGCCAGGGCGATTCGCAAAGGTCCGGATATGCCTACTGTTCAGGGTGGCAACTCTCCGGTGATTCCTGATGAGGTGTTATCAGCAATCCGTAAAGTCGCCAGAATTCGCACAGACTTCGATCATTTCGACGGCGACAGACGAGGTATCGGTGATTGTCTGGATGAGGCCGAGCAAGAGCTTATCGTTACCATTAACAAATATGCCAGTCAGTTGGCAGCAGAACCGATAGCGACTAATGACGTTCGAGAGCAGCAGACAGCCGTTCCGCCAATACAGGCTGATGTCGCGCAAGCAATTGAAAATCTCAAGCAGAAGTTAGTGGAATGCAATCGCTATAACTACTGCGCAGATGCAGTGAAGAACGTTGAGGATGCCTGCCACGCCGCCATGCTTCAGGGTAGCCAACCTGTAAGTAAGCGCGAACAGGTTCGCCGTGAACACGCTGAATGGTCAGATAAGACTTTCGGCGATGTTGGTCCCGTTGGCCCGCTTAAACACCTGTCGAAAGAGGCGCTGGAAGCTGCCGCAGAACCTGACGACCTCAGCGAGTGGGCTGACATGCAGTTCCTGTTATGGGACGCCCAGCGGCGCGCCGGTATCAGTGACGGTGAAATCACAGCTGCGATGGAAGAAAAGCTGAAAGTGAACATGGCGCGCCAGTGGCCGGAGCCGAAGGACGGAGAGCCGCGCCAGCATCTTAAGCCAGCGCCGCAGACAGTGCCTGATTCTGTGATCAGCGCAGCAGTAAATGGAATTATGGCAACTTATGCCGACAATGCGGAAGATTGCCGGGAAATGGTACGCACACATGTTGAACAAGCCTGTCGTGCCGCTATTCAGGAGTCCGGTCATGGCTAAATCTGCCGCTGAACGCAAAGCCGCCCAGCGAGCCCGGCAAGCTGCTGCTGGTGGTCGTAAATTTGAGCTCATGCTTGATACGCAGGAACTGGAGATGCTGGAGCGCAATTGTGCATCACGCCGCCCGGGGCGAGCGCCGTATGAAATGAGCGAATACGTCGCGATGCTGATCCGCCAGGACGATGCCCGCGTTCGTGGTCGCATTAAGTCAATCAGCGCGAACCGCTGCGGTAAATGCGGAGATGCGCTGCCGGTTAAGTCGTGTCCGTGCGACGGTGATTCGAAATGCTGGGTTACGCGTGGCTGGCATGAGACTAAATTATCGTTGTGACATGTCACGGAGATATTATGTGCGATGAATATGATGGATTCTGAATACGGCCGCCGACTATGGCGGCTTTGTTTTGCGTGATAGTATTACCTGCATGGTAATAAAATTACTCAGGTGGTAATGATGCCCGCTACACCAAAACCGCATAAGCGCAAATCAACGCAATTTAAGCCTCTTACAGCGATGCAGGAGGCTTACTGCAAGTCCTACATTAAGACACCTGAAAATCAGTCTCAGGCGGCGATTGACGCAGGATTTTCGCCTAATACGGCAGCGGTCAAAGCTAGTGTGATGATGCGCGACGAAAGAATCCAGAAACGGATTGCTGAACTGATGGAAGAACGCAACAAGCGCAACCGCGTCAGCGCTGATTACGTTCTCCTGCGCCTGGTGGAGATCGACCAGATGGATGTGCTGGATATTCTGAACGATGACGGCAGTCTGAGGCCCATTCGAGAGTGGCCGAAAATCTGGCGCACCACGCTCAGCGGGTTTGACCTGTCCTCAACCATCATGAACATGAACGAGGATTCGATAGAGACCATCCTCAAAAAAATCAAATGGCCGGACAAGGTGAAGAACCTCGAGTTGATTGGTAAGCACGTCGACGTGAACGCGTTCAAAGAGCGCCTGGAGATTTCAGGTACTGTCACCATCGCCGAACGCATGGCGAAAGCCCGTGACCGCGTTAAGAAGCAGGCTGGTGGTGAAGAATGACAGCCGCAGCCATGTCGCCGGAAGAGCAGCTCGTCGAGGATATTGCCTCGTTCACGTATGACCCGCTGGGCTATGCGCTTTATGCGTTCCCTTGGGGCGAGGAAGGTACAGAGCTTGCTCACGCCACCGGCCCGCGTAAGTGGCAGGCTGATGCATTCCGCGAGATACGCGATCATCTGCAGAATCCCGCGACGCGTCACCAGCCGCTGATGCTGGCCCGCGCATCCGGTCACGGGATAGGAAAGTCGGCGTTTATCTCGATGCTCATCAACTGGGGCATGTCCACCTGCGAGGACTGTAAGGTGGTGGTGACCGCCAACACCGACAACCAGCTGCGCACCAAGACCTGGCCTGAAATCATCAAGTGGTCTAATCTGGCTATCACGAAAGAGTGGTTCACCTGCACCGCCACCGCGATGTACAGCAACGATCCCGGTCACGACAAACGCTGGCGCGCTGATGCAATCCCGTGGTCCGAGCACAACACAGAAGCGTTCGCTGGCCTGCACAACGAGCGCAAGCGCATCATCGTGGTATTCGACGAAGCGTCCAATATTGCAGATCTGGTGTGGGAGGTTGCCGAGGGTGCGCTGACGGACGAAGATACGGAAATCATCTGGGTGGCGTTCGGGAACCCGACGCGTAACACCGGGCGTTTCCGCGAGTGCTTTCGCAAATACAAGCACCGCTGGAAGTGCGCACAGATTGACAGTCGCACCGTGGAAGGCACCAACAAGCAGCAGTTGCAAAAGTGGGTTGACGACTACGGCGAGGAGAGCGACTTCGTGAAGGTCCGTGTGCGGGGGATCTTCCCTGACGCGTCTGAACTCCAGTTTATCCCGACCGGGCTCACTGACGAGGCAATGAAGCGCGTAGTGACCGCTGCGCAGGTGGCGCACGCTCCGGTGATTATCGGCGTCGACCCGGCATACTCCGGCGTGGATGACGCGGTGATATACATGCGCCAGGGCCTGCACAGCAAAGTGCTCTGGACGGGCAGCAAGACCACTGATGACCTGATCATGGCGAAGCGCATAGCTGACTTCGAAGACCAGTACCAGGCTGACGCGGTATTCATCGACTTTGGCTACGGTACCGGATTGAAGTCCATCGGTGACGGCTGGGGCCGCACATGGCAACTGGTGCCGTTCGGTGGCGCATCGACTGACCCGCAGATGCTGAATAAGCGCGGTGAGATGTTCAACAGCTGCAAAACGTGGCTGAAACTTGGAGGGGCGCTGGATGACCAGGAGACGGCTGATGACCTGTCGGCTGCTGAGTACAAAGTCCGGGTGGACGGCAAGATCGTCATGGAGCCGAAGGAAGATATCAAAGACCGGTTGGGCCGCTCCCCGGGCAAGGGTGACGCGCTGCTGCTGACCTTCGCTTTCCCGGTGTCTAAGAGGGTTCACATACCCGGCCAGCAGAGCCAGCAGGGCAGGGCCATCACGGAATACGATCCGTATGCTTAACCGTCGCGGGGGATAATTTCAGATTATGCCCTGTAGGGGCTAAAACAAAGCCCGCTTGATTGCGGGCCTGGATGCAGGTTTAGTTAGGCTGGCCTTCGATGATTCTTCGCAACTCATCGCGCATAACCTGCTTAAACTCTCTCAGCTGAAATTCAGTTCTAAGATGGAATGTTTCCTGCCTGAAATGCCAGTCTCTCCCATCATGCAGAATAAAATCCCACTGTACATGGCCTTCAGTAAGGTGAACTCGCTGCTTTTTGAAGAGCTCGTGGTCATCTTCGGCATTAAGCGGTGCAATAGCGAGCAGCTCGTTTTCGTGTGAGAAAGTCTGATCCTGCATATCCAACTCCATCGTTTTAATTCAGCCAGTATACACAAGCCCGCGCATCGGCGGGCTGATTGTGACATGTCACGGCGTTAAAAAGTAATTTTATCAAATGCGGCGTTGATGGCTTTGGCATCCTGAACAGCGCCTCGCTCATCAAGTAAAGATCTTTTACTAAGAACTTCAGCCAGGCATTGAAGCTTAGTGTGGTAGAGGTTCTCGCGGCGAATCTCTTCAGCAGGAGATTGTTTCTGAATGCCTTCAACTGTCTTCTTCATAATATTCACCTTAAAAAAATGCCCGGACGAGCCGGGCGAATGATCAACGGAGTGCCTTCCGTGGCAGTTACGGGTTTACAGCGCAACGTCATCGCAATGGCGTTCTGCTGTAAAAAGGGCGGTGGTCAGAAGTGGGAGCAACTGCCACCGCCAAAGCTACACAGCAATTACATGGGCACTACGGTTATCACGGTCCTAAGGCGTGATGTTGTGTGTGGTGGCATGAATCGAACATGCTTCCATCGGTGCGCTGCCGATTGGGTTACGCGCGACTCACGGATACTTAGCTAGCTTTTCACCGTGAACCTATTCCCTAGCTCGCCATTGAGCTTCACCACAACGGAAAGAGCACTGACTTCGAGCAGACCTTGGGCCCAGGAACGACGATCAATCTCAATGCTCTTACCTGTTATGGCCTCGTCTCTTCCGAGGTGTCACACCTGATCGCCACGCTGGTGAAACGCTATGTCGTGCATACCGATAACACTGACTTGCACATTCCGGTTACCCGCTTGGCCAGTAAACAGCAAGGGAGCCATCGGACCGCTGCGGCACATGTGCCATATACCGTACTGCTCACACCTGGAGGCGCACTCACCAGTTTGATTTAGCGACAAGACCTCACAGAACCGACATCAAAGTGCGCTTTCATGTTGTGTGCGGAGATGATGCTCCGCTATCCACCGCCTTTACTTTTAAGCCCAACATGCTGCTGCGGTACTCCGGGCTACTGCATGAGCGGTCACATAACCACCTCCGCAATCCGATTGATTTCACAAATCGTTACCTGAAGGGTAATAATAACATCCGAATATGTCAATGCACTACGTAAAATAATCCGTATATGGTTAAATTGGTAATAATTTAATCGTGTGTGAGGTTATCGCTATGTGTATCGGCAGCAAGCCATCAGTGCCAGCGGCACCAGAAGTTCAGGCCGCACCTCAGGCCCAGGATGCCGCTGTGGTTGATGCGCGTTCTGAGGAAGAGCGCCGCCGCCGCGCAGCAGCAGGCACAAAATCGACAATGCTCACCGGTGCTCAGGGCGACACCTCCGCAGCCAACACCAGCGGTAAAACGCTGCTCGGTCAGTAACGGAGACCTGAGAGATGGCGGAAACCGAAAAAGAGCGACTGCTGAAGCAGCTCGCACAGCTGAAGACTGAGCGCACATCGTTCGAGCCGCACTGGCGCGACCTGAGCGACTTTATCAATCCGCGCGGTTCCCGCTTCCTGACGTCTGACGTTAACCGTGACGATCGCCGCAACACCAATATTGTTGACCCTACCGGCTCAATGGCTCAGCGCATCCTGTCCAGCGGCATGATGTCCGGCATCACCAGCCCGGCCCGCCCGTGGTTCAAGCTGGCAACGCCTGACCCTGACATGATGGATTACGGCCCGGTGAAAGTCTGGCTGGAAGTCGTGCAGCGCCGCATGAACGAGGTGTTCAACAAGTCGAATCTGTACCAGTCTCTTCCAGTGATGTACGCCAGCCTGGGTACTTTCGGCACAGCCGCTATGGCCGTGTTAGAAGATGACCAGGATGTGATCCGCACAATGCCATTCCCGATTGGCAGCTACTACCTGGCAAACAGCCCGCGCGGCAGTGTCGATACCTCCTTCCGCCAGTTCTCCATGACCGTGCGCCAGCTGGTGCAGGAATTCGGCCTGGATAACGTGAGCTCGTCCGTGAAGAGCATGTGGGATAACGGTACGTATGAGACGTGGATAGAGGTTAACCACTGCATCACGCCAAACATCAACCGCGACAGCGGCAAGATGGACAGCAAGAACAAGCCGTTCCGCTCTGTCTATTTCGAGACCGGCGGCGACTCCGACAAGCTGCTGCGTGAATCCGGGTTCGATGAATTCCCGATCCTGGCTCCGCGCTGGGAAGTGAACGGAGAGGACGTTTACGCATCCTCCTGCCCTGGCATGCTGGCACTCGGTCAGGTTAAGGCCCTTCAGGTTGAGCAGAAGCGCAAAGCTCAGCTGATAGATAAAGCCACTAACCCGCCGATGGTTGCGCCGTCGTCGCTGAAGAATCAGCGCGTTTCCCTGCTGCCAGGTGATGTGACTTATATCGACGTGGTGAGTGGCCAGGACGGTTTCAAGCCTGCCTATCTGGTCAACCCGAATACCGCCGACCTGCTGGCTGACATTCAGGACACCCGCCAGACCATCAACAGCGCCTACTTTGTCGACCTCTTCATGATGCTGCAAAACATCAACACCCGCTCCATGCCGGTGGAAGCAGTGATCGAGATGAAGGAAGAAAAGCTGCTGATGCTCGGCCCGGTACTGGAGCGCCTGAACGACGAAGCGCTAAACCCGCTTATCGATCGCGTGTTCTCCATCATGGCACGCAAGAACATGCTCCCGCCTCCGCCGGACGTTATGCAGGGCATGCCGCTGCGCATCGAATACATCTCCGTTATGGCGCAGGCGCAGAAATCTATTGGCCTCACAAGCCTGTCGCAGACCGTTGGGTTTATCGGCCAGCTCGCACAGTTCAAACCTGAAGCGCTCGACAAGCTCGACGTGGATCAGGCTATCGATGCGTTCTCCGAAATGTCAGGCGTATCGCCGACCGTCATCGTTCCGCAGGAGCAGGTGCAGGGCATTCGCGAAGAGCGCGCTAAACAGGCTCAGCAGGCGCAGGCCATGCAGATGGGTATGGCAGCGGCTCAGGGTGCCAAGACGCTCAGCGAGACGCAGACCACTGACCCAAGTGCGCTTACCGCTCTCACTAACGCAGCAGGAGCGGCGCAGCAATGACGGACTTTGATGAAGAGGAACTGCGCATTCAGAACGAGCGGAAGAAGCACGATCTGGAGCAGCGAGAGAAGGACGACATCAAGTTCGTCATGGATAGCGAGCAGGGACGCCGCGTCGTGTGGGGTCTGCTGGAGAAAGGTCAGGTGTTCGGTACCTGCTTCAACGTTGACCCAAACATCACAGCATTCAACGAAGGGCAGCGCAACCTGGCTCTGGTTCTGTTTCAGCGCGTCATGACGCACTGCCCCGATCAGTATCTGAAGATGGCCGCAGAGGCCAGTGAACAGGAGTAACCATGAATTTATTTGAACGTTTGCTGCATCGCCGTCTTTGCAATGAGCAACCAGCTGATGGTGGCGCTGCACCGGCGCCGTCTGAGCCAGCAACACCTTCTGCCGAAGCTACAGCACCTGCAGGCGAACCGGCGAAACAAGAAGGCGAACAGCGCCAGGCTGGCAAGTCTCAGGACGACAAACCAGCTGATGGTGAAAAGCCAGCAGACAAGCCTGCTGAAGAAAAAGACCAGAAGCAGGAAGGCGCTCCGGAGAAATACGAGTTCAAGGCTGGTGAAGGCGTTGAGCTGGATACCGAAGCGCTGAAGGACTTCGAACCGGTTGCCCGCGATCTGAACCTGACCAATGAGCAGGCGCAGAAGCTGGTGGACGCGTACCCGAAAATTCTCGCCGGTGTTCAGCAGCGTCAGGCAGAAGCCTGGCAGGCGCAGACAGAGCAGTGGGCTGCTGACGTGAAGGCTGACAAGGAGATCGGCGGAGACAAGCTGACCGCAAACCTCAGCGCTGCGCAGCGTGCACTGGACCTGTTCGGCACGCCAGAGCTCAAAGAATACCTGAACACGACCGGGCTGGGTAACCACCCTGACCTGGTTAAGACGTTCGTGAAAATCGGCAAAGCCATGTCTGAAGACGGCATGGTCGATGGCAGTAATCAAGGCCAGCGTAGTGCGGCCGAAGTGCTCTATGGCAAATAAGAGAGGATATAACCATGGCT